TTATAACACGGATAAACCCCCCTGCTGAATGTAGGAGACAGCAAATAATTTCTATAATTAAGTATAAAAGGAAAATCAGACCTGCCTTTATAAGCAGGGAGAAGATGCTTTCCTCCGGTTTTATATACCGTGTACTTCCCTTTTGGCAAGGTGGCTAAAAATTCTGATGTACGATTTAAATCTTTTACTCTTTGTCCTTCTCCTTCAAAGAAAACAGCGCACTCAGTAATATCCTTTTTGTCTTCTGGACTTATTTCAATATTTAGTTCAAGACCTTTTAAAGATAATTGTTTAATGAGTTTCACTCCAGTTGTCTCCTATTTTGTATTCTCCGTCCAAAGGACAGAACAATCCTAAAGATATTCCTGCTTCTTGTATTGCTTCAACACCTGCTTTACCTACCTCCTCTGCATGATCTTCTCTTACTTCTATCTGCCACTCGTCATGCACATTAGCTACAAACTCAGCCTCGTATCCTTTCTCTTTAATCTTCTTATCTAGAATTACTAAAGCTTCTTTCATTGCTACTGCTCCTGCACTTTGCAAGAGCGTGTTAAGGGCGGCGTACTCGCTTCGGATAAGAATCTTTCTACCGTCCAATCCTTTCAAGTAGCCTCGTCCAGATGCCTCTGACACTCTCTTCTTGAGATCTTTGAATGCTCCCAAATTATGAAGGAAACGTTGCTTAAGTCTTTCTCCATCTGTTGTATTTCCTCCAACCACTTGTCCAAGTTTCTTATTTCCTGCACCGTAGATGAGGGCATAGATGAATGTCTTCGCCTGATTTCTTGATTCAAGTCCTGCAAGCTTTTGATTAGTGGTGTGTATATCTCCGTTAATGATTTCATTTCTGTAGTCCTCGTCTTTCATGTAGTGTGCAAGCATTCTGATCTCCAGACCACTCGCATCAATTCCAACAAGTTTATTTCCTTTGTCTACAATCCAGCACTCTCGACATTCTTTCCCATAGGGCGAAGCCAAGTTAGGAACCTGTGCCATGTTAGGCTTCATGTGTGTCATGCGTCCTGTAATTGCGCCTGTGCTTTTAATAAAGCCATGTACTCTCCCATCTTTGTCGTCTATTGCGTTTAGCCAGGAATCCACTTGAGCTATTCTTTTCTGAACAAGAAGGTACTCTGCAATCAGGGAAGCTTCAGGTATTCCTTTGACCCCCATCAAAACTTTCTCATCTACAATCGGTCTTCCGTGTTCAGTAAACTTCTGAGGCTTCCACCCAAACTCTTGTAAGTATTGTCCTATCTGTATTCGTGAGCCTAGATTAAATTCAACCGTCTTGTATCTTTTAATTGGCTCAAGGTTATTCTTAGCGGTAGCCTTCTCGTACTCTTCGTTAGTAAGTCTTCCTCCTTTAGCAACTCTGCTAATACTTCCGTCCTTCTTACGTTTAGGAATTAAAACAATCTCTTCTATCTTAGGCTTGAATATCTTCCTAACATCTTCTTCAACCTCTCCTAATCTTTCTCTTAGTCTAGCTAACAAAAGATAGGCTTTCTCTTGGTCTATCAGGAATCCGTGTCTTGTTTGCCTCTCTAATATCTTAGATACCTCATGCTCTAATATAACAGACTTCACAGAAAATCCTTTACCTTCTTTCTGAAGATACTTGAAGACTTCCAAGTTCAGTTCTACGTCCCTGATGCAGTAGTCTAGCATCTCTGCCGAGTATCTATCGTACTCTTCAAACACGATCTTAGGAAAGTTTAAACGAGAAGGCGCACCCCATGTTGCAAGCGCATGTGCGTTAGGGCCACTCCTGGTTGGATTGAATAACCGAGATAGAATTAGAGTGTCTACGACTTTAGTATTTTCATCAACAACCTTTCTTCCTGTTAATCTCTCAAGCACTGGAATGTCATAGCCCAAGATATTATGGCCCACCAGATAATTACTTCTCTCAAGCAGGTCACATCCGTCCTCTATCTGGTCAGGCCCAAACGTATATAGCTGTCCACTATCTATGTTCTTAGCAACCAGACACCAGATTCTAGAAGGCTTTAACGAGTCTGTCTCAATGTCAAAAACTACTCTTGTCATAGCTGGTCAAGATTTAAAGATGTCTCTTGCTCCTTGTCAGTTGAAAGTGTAAGCTCGTCCGTGTCCATTTCAGAAAGCCTGCCTGTCTCTCTATCATATATCAGATGCGTAGCCACTCCTACATCACCAGTGTATCTGCTTTTCAATATCCTTATTCTTGTGGTGTTAGCTTCAGTAGCATCATCTGATTGTTGGTTACGCTCTAGGGAAATCACACAGTCGGACAGTTGAGCTATGCTTTGACTGCCTCTCAAGTGACTTAAAGAAGTCTCTACACCGTTTTCATGTCCCTTGTTACCATCTACCCTGCGTAAGTGTGAAACGAGTATCAGACCTGCTCCTGTTTCTTCTACAAGGGATCGAAGCCTAGTCATTATATTATCTATAGACCTTCTCTCATCGCCTACAGCAAGGGAAGAAACAAGCATGTGTAAATGATCTACGACTATCCATTTACAATCACACCCCACGATCATAAATCGTAGCTTGGAAAAGATTTCATCTATGTCATTCGTTCCAAAGTGTGCGTGAATCCATACTCGATTCTTGTTCTTTCCATCATACAATATATCAAACATCTTATCAAGCTGTTCTTCTGTGAACTGCTCTCTAACATGATCAATATACATTCTGGCGTTGGCTTCAATGGATAAGATACCATCAACTGTCCTTCTCCAATCTTCCTCAAGGCTGATGATTCCTACATTGTCTTTTGTTGTTTTAATTAGCCAATGCTCAAGCTCTCTAGTTACTGAAGATTTACCAAGACCTGTGCCTCCTGTCAAAGTAACTAGCTCTCCTTGCCTGAGTCCATAGAGCTTATCGTTGAGTCCTTTCCACGGATAGGGTGCTGACTCTTTCTTCTCTCTGTTCTTGAACTTGTCCTTATTGTCTGACACATTCAAAACACCAGAAGGTGTGTAGACTTTCGCTTCCCAAAAAGATTTTACAAAGGCAGAATGAGCATTCTTTTTAAGCATCTCATTAGGATCTTTGAACCCGTTAGGTAAGGTCATTATCCTAGCACTACCTGGCTTTAGAACTCTTGCTACTTTTCTAGCTGCTTCTCTTCCTGGCTTGTCATTGTCAAAACAGATTACAACATTATCGTAGCCTTCAATAAATTCTAAAGACTCTTTAATATCTTTGACCGCGCCAGCAGCACCAGACTTAATACTTACTACAGGCCACTTACCGCCGAACAATTCAAAGCCAGCCATCGCATCACATTCGCCTTCAACAACGGTAATAAACTTACCAGACTTCGGAGCTATCTGCTGTCCGAACAGTCCCGTGTTAGGAGCAGAGCCTTTCCAAGAAAAGAACTTCTGATCTACATACCTTGTTTTAGCTGCTGTGATTTCGTTCGATGTGAAGTAAGGGTATATGTGTTGAATAACTTTACCTTGAGCGTTTGTAATTATTTTAACTCCAAACTTCTTGGCCGTTGCTTCTGATATACCTCTATCTGTCAAAGCCCCAAACATTCCCTCAAGCTCTGACTCTGCCACGCTTGAGCGTTCTGCTTTTACAGTGTGTACTGCTTTTCCTTGGGCTAATTCCTCTACATTTTCAACTTCGGCAATGTATTCCTTACATGAGAAGCAATACCCCGAACCGTCTTCGTTAATTGAAAAGCATCCATTATGTTCGCATGATGGACATGACAAGTGTGTGTACTTAAAGCTATTCTTGGCAGCTTCCACGATCTCTCTCCTAAATTAGTTGTCATTACTACCTTCACTCTCTGCATCAGACACTAATTCATCATCTTCAATGAGGGCCTCCTCCGTTAAGCTGTTCTCAATCACTGAACGTAACTGAGTCAAAGCTGCTGTATGAATCGCTTGCTGCTTGTTCAACTGCTGCAAATCTGTATTGGCTTCAACCATTAGTTTAAACGCTTGTTGTGATTGACCAGGAAGTTTAGACACATCGTAAGTTTCTCCATCTACAATGTATGTCCACTTCTTTTCTCTTTGTTGTGCTTGCTCCATATTTTAAAACTCCAAGTCAGGATCTTCATTCCTGGTTGCAGGCGAGTCACCTCCAGCAAACTCCACTAGCTCCACAACCTGTGCAGCCACTAACTCTGGACGTTTAACTGTCGATTTACCTTTGCCCTTATACTCGACATGCTTCCACTGAACTCGTACTTTTGATCCGTTGCCTACATTCAAATCCACATCTTTTCCTTCCATGTCTACTAAACGTGGAGGCTTGTTAGGTGAACCATCATTGTTGTAAGCAAACTTCTTAAACACGATCACAGGATCAGGAGTGAAGTTACGTTGTCCCGCTGCAAAGCAGCTAACATATCCTTTGGATTTGAATTGATCAAATGTTTCATCGGATACCGCCACACTCACCTCATAAAAGGCAGGCTGAAACCTGTCATTAGGGACAGTTACATAAGGGTAATAGGCTATTCCCTCTACCACACTAGGGATACCGTTTATCTCTGTTGCCATTCGTTTGTTCTCCTTTACCACTAAAACCAAGGACTGCTATTGTCTAGTTTAACTACCATTTCACAATTTGTCAAGACTGTTTCTTGCTCATTAAACTTTAGCCCATTTACATAAGTGCTTACCGCCTCCATCAAATTAGAAGGCGCTGTGTCAGATTGTAACCCTTTCAAAACTGTCGAACCATCTGTTGTCACATCATAACGTACCATTACGTCATGCGTTCCACTATGATTTGACCTTGAAAGCCTCCGTTCCAAAGGTCGTAACTGTTCTTGTTTGTTGAGAGGCGTGACTTCACAAGGCTGTTCCCTGGATAGAGCACCTTCAAAAACATTCTCATATGGGGCAATTTGAATTGATCGAAGTTCCTCAATCTGTGCTGCAAGTTCTGCTAGTTCCGTATTAAATTCAGCCATTACTTCTCGAAGACTTTCTACACTGATCTCAGAGGCATCCAATCTTTGTACGTTTTTATCTAGATATGTGAAGATTTCAATACTTTTGACTTCCAAATCTTTCACTCGGTCAGCAACCGAAGCTGCATCTAGATTAGCTGCTTCTCTATCCGTGACATATTGGGATTGAAATATTCCAAATGCTCTCGCATTGCTATCTGCACTACTCGAAACATCTGCCACTTGTGAGATGATTGTCTGGTCAGCAGCATTAAAATCTGTCTCAACCCTACGCATCTGTGCCAGCGAGTATCGTCTAGCACTTTCAATGCTTTCAGTCAGACTCTCGACTATGAAGTATCCACTAGCAGCATTCAAAGCTGCTGCCACAGTCAGCGCAACAAGCATAATTCTAAGCATCACTTCCTCCTTCCTCTACTAATTCGTTGTCTAAGCACATAGCTTCCAATAGAAAAGTATATGCAAGTTTATTTAAAGTACAATAACCATTGTCAGGATCTACCCATCCTAATATGGAGGGAACCATCTTTCCATTTTTATAAGCCACGATATTGATCACTCCTAATATTTCCTCCTTCCATACATCATTTCTAAGCTCATCAAACAACTCCATCATCAATGCTTTCTGTTCTTTGTCCAGCTTTGGAGTATGGCTTTTGTCCAGTGCTATTCTTTCCACAAATCAAATCTCCCCTAGATGCTCAATAAAAGAAGGGATCAGTTCGTAAATCTCTTCTTCAGTTTTTTCCAAAAGTCCATCATGGTTCTGTTCAACATAGTCACAAAACCTTCTAGCTAGTGCATGTTTTGTCGGAACCCTTACGCCCATAGACATTACGAAAGCCTTCGTATACATGTCCACAATTTTCTCTCGTTGACGTTGGTTTTTTTCGTGAGCTAATCCCTCCAGTCGCCAGTATCGTGTCATGTCAAACTCCTCGCATTTTTACAAAGTATATCATATCTAATTTTAAATGTCAATACATTAAAAAGAAATTCCACCACCGCCTCGGTTCGCGTTACCGCTTATATGACCTTGCTAATTCCTATTATATTGTTGATCCAAAGCCCAACTAATTAACTCCAGTCACTCCCAGGAGGATACAATACCCGATATTAGTCGTCACCTTTCTACTTCACGGCGACAGTGGAACTCCACTTCAAATCTACTGTAACATATGGTCACATTGCAAAATCATCCTCATTCTCCCTGATGCTATCAAACTGTTCTTTAATCTCGTAATCTGTTTGTCGTTCGATGATTACGTTTTTGACGTACGCAAAAAAATCTTCGCTGCTCAAACTGAGGATATGCTCTATTTCAGCTTGCACAACTGCATCACGCATCTGATCAATGTTGGTCTTCATCACGCCACCTCTTTTCTAATCCATTGCAACTACGCAACTAGTCGTGACCTCGCTGCCGTCCGTACCTGCT